GAAAAAAAAGAATTGTTTTTTAAAATGATTGGGCATGTTCCTGAATTATATGACCCTGGTAATTCAGGAACAAGAGTGAATTCTTATCCTAATTCTTATTATACAACAAGTTCAGTTGGTGCTGAACCAAGTATACGTGCCAACACATTATACATTCCTTTAAATGCTTGGTTTAATTTAAAAACTCAAATGGCTTTTCCTCTTATTTCTCTACAATATAACGAATTACATATCAATATTACAATGAGACCTATACAAGAACTATTTCAAATTCGTGATGTATATGATACTACTAATAATTTTCCTTATGTTGCTCCTAATTTTAATTTATATTATATGCAAATGTATCGTTTTCTACAAACACCACCTGATGTTGAATTGGGGGTTATTTCATATACTGATACTCGTAGTATTTGGAACGCCGATATTCATTTAAATTGTACTTATGCTTTTCTTTCAAACGAAGAATCACGACTATTTGCTTTACAAGAACAAAAATATTTATTCAAACAAGTAAGAGAAGAAATATATTATAATATTACTGGTTCAAATCGTATATCTATTGATTCAATCGGAATGATAGTTGATTGGATGTTTTATTTTCAAAGAAGCGATGTAAATTTAAGAAATGAATGGAGCAATTATACTAACTGGCCTTATAATTATTTACCTCAAGATTTAATACAAGCTCCTACAAATGGAACATGGCCTATTGAACGTTCTAATGCAGTTGTAGAAATCGGACCAGGTGTAAACACCGATGGATTTTTAACTGGTTGGATGATTACTGGAAATTATAATTTTGAAAATACAAAAGATATATTAATCACAATGGGAATTTTGTTAGATGGCATTTATAGAGAAAATCAACAACCTGTTGGCATTTATAATTATATAGAGAAATATACCAGAACAAATGGTTCAGGAAAAAATGGATTATATGTATATAATTTTTGTATGAATTCATCTAATATAGACTTGCAACCAAGCGGAGCTATGAATATGAGTAGGTTTACTAATATTGAATTAGAAACTGTTACTATTATTCCTCCAATTGATCCAAACGCACAGAGCTTGGTTATATGTGATCCGCAATCTGGTAATGTAGTTGGTATTAATAAACCTACATGGAGAATATATGATTATTACTATAACATGGTCTTATTTGAAGAAAGATATAATGTGGTTAATTTTATTGGAGGAAATTGTGGATTATTATACGCAACTTAATATACTGAATCAACACTATGAAAAACACTATTACTATTTCTTGAACTACTAGATCTTCTTTCTTCTGACGGATATTTACGAAAAGGAATTATTGGAGCATCATCAACATCTTTACGATTTTTCATAAATTTTTCTTTATCCAAAATTGTAGAAAAAGGAAATTTCATTTTTTCTAAATATCCCGTATCTTTTTCTGTCATACTTTATAATCCCATTCCATCCACGTATACTTTGTGTCTGTTTGTTCTTTAATCGGATATAAATTTTGTGTAGTATAAAAATTTAATGTAGTTGGTCTATTGATGGATTGGATTCTTAGTTTTTGTATATTTAAATTAATAATTATACTTTTTAACAACGTCAATAATGATTTTCCTATAGCATTAAAATATAAATCCGTACATATATAATTTGTTTTTATAATGTTATGATACATGGGACAATTCTTTACTTGAATAAATCCGTTAATATAGTTTTATTTTCAAAATTAAGATAGCTTAATAATATAAAGTTGTCTGAATTAAATTCTCTTTTCTCTATTCCACCTAAAAATCTACACATTCGTGCTTGATTATTTAATATTATTGAACGTAATATACTTATAACCTCATTATAATTATCTTGAGATGGAATATTCATTTCACCTAAGTAATTAACTAAATGTGGTATATTTATTTTTTCTGGGTTAACCTCCCTATTGATTATACAAATCACATTTGAATATAATGGAACATCATCAGGAATCTTTTTTATATTAATTAATGATCTTTCAAACGATATCATAATATATGTAAATATTTATAATGTTGCATTGGAAGCATCCGGACCTTCAACCATAAATTCACCAGATAATGTAGGTTTTGCTTTATATTTTGGTATAGAATTAGTAAAATAAATTGATGGATTATATCTTTTGTTATATAAATATTGTTCTTCATCAAAAGTTTGTCTCCATGTATTAATTCCTTTATTATTATATATTGCAGGACTATTAATCTTATCATCAAAATAATATGCTCTTGAACCAATATCACTTGTCAAAAATGAATAGGTAGGAGTCATATCTGTTGATTTTCCACTATCATTGTATGGATTTACATCTTTAGAATTTTTTTTTTTTGTTTGATTTGTTGGTTGACAACCATAACAATCTATATCAGAAGTACATTGTTCTCCGGTTAAGCTACAAGTTGCGTGCGGACCACACATATTTTTACATGAATATTTAGTGTTAATTGGCAAATCAACATTATCACTATAATTATTGTATCCTTCTTTTAGAGAAAAACAATTTAAAATAATGAATAAAAATAAAAGCATAAATATTATTTTTTCTCCATTTTTATATTTCATAATATAATTATAGAAATAATATATTATATTTATGATATATTTTATGATATAGTTTATATAATTATAATATATTCTTTAAAATTATAATGTCTGATGATTCAAGCGAACAATATAATGTTACAAATAAAGTAAACCAAAATTCCAATAAAATATATCAATTACTCGAAGTATATGCGTATCATGTTTTAATTATTATTTCAGGAATAATAGTAATAGGTGCTCCTTTAGTATATAGTTCAAGAGTAGGACGTTCTGGTATTTTAAGTGGAACATTTAATTATAATATACAAAATTTTGGTGGGTATTGTTATCCATTTTATAAACCAACTTCTGGCGAAGGTTATAGTGAGGATAAAGAAAATCCAGGTATAGAAGCATCTGGCAATGATGATAATTTATTAATTACTGATGAAATTTCGTTTTATCACTATAGAACATGTATAAAAAATATTTTTCAAAATGTAGCAACGACTACAAGTAACTTAACAAGTGACTTAACAAGTAACTTAACAGGTGGAGCACCAACAGACGAAACACCAACAGCACCAACAGACGAAACACCAACAGCAACAACAACAGACGATATACCAAGAGCAACAATAACAGACGAAACACCAACAGCAACAATAACAACAGACGATACGTCAGCAAATTATGGGAATTCTATTTGTAAAATTACATATGGAAAATTAATTCGTTTTGATTATGAATATGTAAAAAAATTATTAACACCATCCATAAAATTTTTACAAAATTTTACTCAAATACAAAATTTGATTCAGTATTTAAATTTGAAAGAAATGGGTAATATATATCCTTTAAGTGACGAATTTTTTACATTATATAACTTTCGTAAGAATGGAATCGGAGCTACATATTTTACATATTTTTTAAGTATTTTATATTTTCTATATATTGAAATACCATTAGACACGTTTCGTACAATATTTGTGGTTGCTTTAATAATATATAATTTTTTTTTAGGAACATTATTAAAATATATATCTTATATTATTCCTGTATCATTTATTGAAGTGTTATTATTACTATTACCATCAATATTATTATTGATGATGTCTTGGTCTGATTTGTTTGGTTTAATATTTACTATTTTGGCTATATTCACTTATTTTTTTGTATTTATTTTTATAATTTATTATTGTGTTAAAATTATATTTTATATTATATTTATATTTTGTTCTTATTCCATTGCAGCTGAAAAAACTGATATTGTTTTTATACTTATGACATTATTAATTTACATAGGAGCAATTGTAATAATTATTCTAATTTTATTATGTTCGCCCATATTTATTATTATTTATTCTATATTAGTTCAATTTCTTTCATTTTTTATAATGATTATGATTTTTATATTTTGTTTATTTTTTCAAGCAAAAGAAGCAAAAAAAAATGGAGATAAATATGAAGTAGATGAAAATTCTGCCACTTATTCTTATTCAACATTTATTATGGGGTTACAATATAAAAAATCGTGGATTTTATTGTTGCTATTAATTGTATTTTTATGTGATTTTTTAAATTCTAAAATAGTACCCTTAAATGGTAAATCATTAGGAATAATATTAGTTTTTATAATAGCATTGATTATTTTTGGTTTTTTTAATAATACATTATTATACAAAGGTAAAAAATCATTTATACATCATTTTTTTAATTCTTATAATCAAACAGAATTGGATAAAACAATGATTGAACTTAATGAAGATGTTTATAAAAAATATAGATATACTAAAAATTTAAAATGTGAAGCTCAGTTTATAGATACTACTTTAGTTCAAAACGCATTTAATTATCCAGCGTGGTCTATGGGCGGTGTAATAAAAAGTTTATGATAAGGTAATAAAAACTTAAATAATTTATTTATATTATTAAATGGTGGGTCATAATAAAAAAAAAAAGATACAACCGGAAGTGAGTATATGTACTCCTACATTTAATAGAAGACCATTTTATGATATGATTATTAAATGTTTTCTTTCACAGACGTATCCTAGAGAAAAGATGGAATGGATTATTATAGATGACGGGACAGATAAGATTGAAGATTTAGTAAAAAATATACCTCAAGTAAAATATTTTAAATATGATACAAAAATGTCATTAGGGAAAAAGAGAAATATTATGCATGAAAAAGCATCCGGACAATTTATAATATACATGGATGATGATGATTTTTATCCACCTGAACGTGTTAGTCACGCGGTAGAAACATTAAAGAACAATCCTTCTTATATGATTGCTGGTTCTAGTGAAATGTATATTTATTTTAAACATATTAATAAAATGTATAAATTTGGACCATATGGACCGAACCATTCTACAGCGGCAACATTTGCGTTTCGTAGAGAATTATTAAAACAAACATCTTTTGAAGATAACGCAGCTTTAGCTGAAGAAAAACATTTTTTAAAAAATTATTCAATTCCATTAATTCAATTGGATCCTGTCAAAACAATTTTAGTATTTTCTCATATACATAATACATTTGATAAAAAAGAATTATTAAATCAACCAGAAAATCAATATATGAAAATGTCAAATAGAACTATAGATGAATTTATTAGTGACAAATCTATTCAGGATTTTTTTATGAAAGATATAGATAATATTTTATCTGCTTATGATTTTGGAAAAGTAGAGAATAAACCAGAAGTATTAAATCAAATTAAAGAAATAACAGATAAAAAAAATCAAATGATTCAACAACAGCTCATTCAAAACGTTCAACAATTAAATAATATAAATAAACATGTAGAGAAAATATTACAAGAACATAAACAATTAATAAATATTTTGATAAAAGATAATGTTGATTTAAAAAATAGAGTATGTGTTTTAGAAAATAATTTAAAACTATAATATAATACAAGATTATATAAGAATTCAAATGGCTGAATATTTTATTGGTGACGATTACTACTCAGAAACTTCATCTGTAAAGGAAAAAGAAACAAAAAATGTTAAAGATATTTTTATTGAAAATAAAAATATTCATTATTTATCGAGACAAAAATATGATACAGATACACAAAAAAATATTCATTATAAAGTAAAATGCTATACTTCAGGACAACAAGGAAATACTATAAAGAACGCACAATTTGGCACTGATTATGTTTATGGGTTTTCTGAGTTGACTAATAAATATATTTTGATTGGAAAAAAATTCAAGCCAAATTCTATAAAAAAGAATATTTTTCATAAAGTGGGATCATATGATGAAGACTTGTATTATAAAGTAATTGTTTGTACGGGTGAAAATAAAAAAGCACGTGAACCAATTGTATTATTTTACAATAATCCCGAACAATTTGAAAGACATCACGGAGTCGTTATCAGTCGTGAAGATAAAAATAAATGGTATGAAAAGAGAAAACAACAAATGTTGACTTATAAATACAATTTTATTTATAAAGAAGAACTACCTGAACTCAACATCATAGAACATTCGGGGTTAGATGTTGTTATTCATTAGTAATAATAATATAAAAATTTATTGGATAATAATAAATAATGTTGTTTAAAATATTATTTATTATTTCGTTAGTGAGTGCTTATGGGTTTAACAATAATCGTTTTTTGCGTATAAATAAAAAGCAATTGTATAAAACCATTATTTATGACAAAGATTATGGTAGTGAATATGATTTAGAAATGAGTGATGAAGAAAAAAATCTTCACAAAGAAATTAAAACAGAAGAAGAAAATTTCCAAAATATTCAAGATCTTATCAAGCTACAAAAATATCAGACAATGTATAAATTGTTAAAGTATCTATTGGATAATGATTTGAATACAAATGAAAAAATAATGCTTCTAAATCTTTTCAAAAAAGAAATAGATTATAGAAAATTCTAAATTAATCTGATGTTTCTTCTATTGATACATCGTCGTTCATTTCTTCAATTATATTTTTTTCAGAAACACCAATTGCATTTTCTAAAGTATATTTATCCAAAAATCGGAAAAAACGATTGATATCTAATTTATTAATTTCATAATTCTCAAAAAGAGAATAAATATAATTTTCTTGATATTTTTCTTTTAAATTTAAAAAAAAAGTATACAAATCTTTTTGATCCATGTTTAACAATTGACACAAGTTTTGTATAAAAATATAATTATTATATTCAGTTGAATATTTAGTTAATACTTTTGTAAATCTTATTTCTTGTATTTTGTTTGGTTTATGAAAATGTTCGTGAAATATTTTATT